GCCGACTGCAGGCTGGCCTCCGTGACGCCGACCTTCTCCGCCAGCTCCCGCAGGTTTGGCTCGCGGCCGGTGGCCTGATGGATCTCGCGGGCGATCTTCCGGGCCTTGCGCATCAGGTCGGCGGCGTGAACCGGGGAGCGGATCACCCGCGACTGCTGATCCAGCGCTCGCTGCATGGCCTGACGGATCCACCAGAAGGCGTAGGTGGAGAACTTGTAGCCGCGGCCGGGGTCAAACTTCTCAACGGCCCGCACGAGGCCGATGGTGCCCTCTTGGATCAGGTCGATCTGATCGAGGCCGTCATGCGGGTAGCGGCGGCTCACGGCCACGACCAGGCGCAGGTTGGCCTCGATCATGCGTTTCTTCGCCCGTTGCCCGGCCTTCAGGGCCCGGCGCTCATCGGGCGTCGGGTCGGTCCGGTCGGCCAGGGCGGCGGCAGCCTGCACCTGATTCCCGAGCTGGATTTCCTCGGCAGGCGTCAGCAGCGGCACGCGACCGATGCTGGCCAGATAGCTCTGCATGTGTGGTGTGGCAGGTGTGGATGGGGTCTTACGCTGCTGCCTTGCCGGCGCCTCACCAGGAATCCGGTCCGCGGTCAGACCTGCGTCATCGCAGGAGGTAGCAGCTGCCCCGGCCGTCATGGTTCCGGCTGCAGCATGTTCAGCATCCGATCGATCTCCGCCACGCGCGAGGTGGTGCCGCGAGGGTTGGCGGAGACCAGCATGTCGCGGCGGGTCTCGAGTAGCAGGCGCAGGCGGTCGCGCTCGTGTTGAGCGCCGGCCTGCATGGCCGAATAGGGTTCCATGCCGACGACCCTACGCTGGGATGCTGCCCTGCCGCCCATAGATGTGCCAGTCGCGCCGCTGTCCCAGAGTTGTCCGTCTTGATGCGATGTGGGCCATGGTGCTACCGGATCGCATCCGACTGACGCCAGACACCTGGCAGCTGCTGGTGTGGCTGCATCAGTACCAGGTCAGCCCGGATCGACCAGCCCTCACCGCGGCTTGACCAGCAACGCCCACCCAGTCCCGGGCCCATCGGCCTCCCATCTCCGGAGCCAGTTCCGTCTTGAGTAGCGGATCCCGGCGCCGTTCGAGTGGTTCACGTAGCCGCCGCCGACCATGTTGGCCTCACCGTTGGGGTCGTTCATCACGATCGCTTCCGGTGTGAAGCCGATGCACAGCGTCCAGTGGCCGCCGCCGGTGGGGGCCTTCACGGGGCCCTGGTGCAGCCAGCCAACACCGACGGGGCGGCCGGCCAGGATCTCGGCCTCCAGCAGCCCCACGGCGGCATTGGTGACGAATCTGGCGTCCAGATCCAGGGAGCGCAAGGCGCGGATCTGGGCCTGGCTGTCGGTCGTGTCGCCGAACTTCGCGCGGATGGCGTTGTAGGCGTCGTCGTTCCGCACCCGCCCGTAGAACGCCGCGATCATGGCGCTGGTCGAGCTGAAGCACTCGCGGTAACCGGTGCCGCTGGTGTTGTCGTTCTGGCTGAAGTACTGGACCCTTAGGATCTTCTCGGTCGGACGCTGGGTCTCGCCCCACAGATTCGCCTCGGCCTCCCGCCGCCGCCGCAGCCCCGCTTCGCTGGGCCCGTTTGGGTTGACGTAGAGCCGCAGGGCGGCTGGCACTGCCGGCCAGTCGCGGTCCCGCAGGACTCGGGTGATGGTCTCAAAGCCATCGGCGCCATAGAACGCTGGACCGACGTTGTAGCCGAACGAGATGATCGCCGCCTGCTGCCGGGCCGACATCTGACGCCAGGTCGGGATCGACCGCGCCAGCCCACCGGCGACGGTGAACCGCACGAACGCATCAAGCATCTGATCGGCGACCGCCTGGGTGATGGTGTCGCCCGGCTTGACCTTCGTCCCGTCGAAGTGGGTGGTGTTGCCCCAGCCGATGGTCCACGGCTCGCCGCCGGTCTCGGGGTCGGGGTAGGCCTTAAGCTGGCAGCCCTCGAACTCCTTGATCACCGGCAGGGCGAGCTTCACCGCGGGATCGTCGGCCGGTTTCGGCAGCGGGGCCGCCCGGAACAGCTCGAGGAACCTGGCGAGCTGATCAGGCGTCAGCTGCTCATGCAGCCAGTTCCAGGCCGCGGCCTGATGGGGCTCCGGCGGGTTCGGGGTGAACCGGGCGGCGTCGATCAGCGTGCCGCTCATCGCTTGGCCAGGGGGGTCACAAGGCCGGCGAACAGTTCGATGGCGCGATAGAACCGGCCGACCAGGTCGTCGTCCTTCGGCGTGTCCGTCAGGTTGACGATCAGAACAGCAGCGCCGTGGAGCGCCAGGACGATTTCGACCAGGTCGGTCAGGCTGACGTTGCTCATGGGTGCGACACCGCAGCAGGGGCTGCATCCAGTCTAGGAAAGGCCCGGTCCATGCCCACGGTGACCAGCACGGGCAGCACCAGGCCGCTGATCACGGCCACCAGCATTAACTGCGCCCGCGACTGCTCCAGTCGGTTCAGGCGGGCATAGATCCCGTTCTCGGGATCCCCCAGCTGGGTCCGGTGCTCGGCGATGTCGCTGACCAGCCGGTCGACCAGGGTGCGCACCGCCACGACCTCGCGCAGCAGGTCCAGGTGGTTGATGCGCTCGGCGTCCACTGGCTCAGTCTGGATCTGCGGTCAGGCTACTGAGGTCAGGGTTCGGCACCCACGTCCAGGCCTGGACCCAGTCGCCAGTCTCGGATTGAACGATCTCGCAGGTGTAGGACCCATCCGCCAGGCTGTGCGGCGGCGGGCTGGTGGGTTGGACCATGACCACGCCGAACGGAAGCAGATCCTCAGCCGTCGGGAATGCAGGGAACCACGTCCTCGGATTCTCGGCCTGCAGCTGCTCCATGGTGATCGGCGCCGGTGTTGGCGCCAGCCTGTAGATGATCATCGTGCGGACATCAGGGTGAACTGCTCGAGTCCGGTCAGCTCGCGGTTCCAGCCGATCACTCGGGCGATCGGGACGTTGGTGTGGCCGTTGTTGCCCTGGGCGATCATCAGGCGGGAGATCGTCGGCAGCCCTCCCAGGTCGTGCGAGATCTGCTGGGTGCCGGGGCCACCACCCGCCAGGGCTGACACGGTGGAGCTGTTCCATGACACCACGAACCGCTGCCGGGTCGGCAGCAATCCCGCCCCGGCTCGGGGGCCCTGGTACACCCCCGTCCATGAGCCGGTCGTGATGACTGCCGGGGCCATGCCAGCCGCGGCCAGGAACTCAGTGCCAGAATTGCGGCGCATCGCCACTCGGTATTGGCTGGCCTGGGCCTGCAGGTCGATGTAGTTCCCGGCGAAGGCGCTGCCGGATGCAGTGCCGTCGTCCAGGGTCAGCAGGCTGGACGTGTCGACGTGGCCGAACACCTCAACGAACACCGCTCGCAGGTTCGGATTGATCGGGTTCGGCAGGGTCCAGGACAGGCCATCGGATGGGCGGCTGATCGGGCTGGCCGGGCCGTCGGAATGGACGTAGCTGCTGGGCAGCAACTGGTTGTACTCACGCATGAAGCCGAACAGGTAGACGCCGCTGGCGCCATCGCCGAAGAACTGCTCGGCCGGATAAACCACACTGTTCCCAACCTTTCTGACGATGCGGATTCGCGGCTGCGAGTAACTGGTCCCGCCGCCTGAAAGGAAGTTGTTGCCAGCCTGAAATGAAACCAGCAGCCAGCCGTCTTGCGTGATTCGGATGTGCGGATAGGCGATCAACCTGTCCTGACCACTGGAGATGGCAGTCCGAAAGTCCAGGATCTGCCCATTCTGCAGATCAAGGGTGATGCAGATTGCGCCTTCGCCTTCAGTGCCGGATCCAGCTGATTCAATCCTCACCGCATGGTTGGCTGTGTCGCCAAATCCCTTGATAGCGATGGTGTACGACTGAAAAGTCGAGATGTTCCACAGGCCGAACTTGCCGATGTAGTGATGTCCATAGGAGGTGTCCAGCATCAACCGGCTGGCCTGGTATCCGGCTGTGTTCTCCAGCCCATCAATCGGGCCCGGAAAGCCGCCGGTGATGGTGCAGCCCTTGAGGTAGCCGCCGCCACCGGCGCCCTGGTTGCCGCCCCATGTGACGTTCGGGGCCTCCCATCCGCCAGTCCCCGCGAAGCGATTGCTGTACCTGATCCCCTGAAATCTCTGCAGGTACTGCCCCTCGATCAGGACGCCGAGATTGTTGCCGCTGCTGTCATGGTCGTAGACCACAGTGCCAGCGGCTGTTCTGGTGTAACGCTTGCTGCTGCTGATGTGATACTTCTCATACGGCCTTGTTACCGTCAGCACGTTTGTGTTGCTGACCAGATCATTGATTGTGCCAGTGTTGAAGTCGAATCGGAATGAAGCATCGGCGATGATGCTGTTTGCCGTCAATCCAGAGCTGACGGCAAAGTGTCGGCGGGCGTTGAGGCTCATCAGGTCCAGATAGTGGGGCGGCTGCCGCGCCAGGTGGTGCCGCCATTCCTGGTGTAGAAGGCGACGGTGTAGGTGTAGCCGGCCACAAGGGTTGGCGCCGTTCCGTCGGCCCACAGGATCGCCGGCCAGGTGATCGTGCCGGAGGTGTAGAGGAACTCAAACAGGAATAGGGTGATGCCGTTGGCCGGAACATTCGTGAACGTGAATGTCACGTTGCCGTTGACGGTGCGGAAGAAAAATGATCCCAGGCTTAGGTCGAGCGCCGTGGCGGATCCCAGGTCAACGGCATTGGATCGCATCGCGGCCGGCATGGCATCGGTCGTGATTGCCAGGCCGCCCGTGCCCACCGTCGTCATGGCGGTCAGCACCTCGGCGATCGTCGCGGTCTCGATCAGGCCAGCGGTCGAGCTGTTGGCCAGCGGGAAGCCCTGCAGCGTCGCGCCGGTGAAGTTCATCACACCCTGGAACACCGAATCGATGATGGTGCCGCTGAACGTGGTTGAGGAACCGATCGCCACGTCCGGGGCCCCGATGTCACCGACCTGCGCCACCTCGCCGGTCGTCAAGTCCTCCAGGCCGGCGGGCGTGAACCGCAGCATGTCCTCCTGGGTGCCGTCGCAGGCGACGAAGCCGCCGCCGTTGTTGGTGAACAGGTAGCTGAACCGGTTGCGGGCTGCCATGTCCTGCTGGACCTGCGGCAGGGCCGTCGAGTAGTTGCCCCAGCCTGACCATGCGGTGCGATGCGGGGCCATCGCCAGCGTTGAGGGCCGGCGGAACTCCACCGGGTAGTTGGCGCGGCCGGTCGCCAGGCCGCCGGCGGGTGCCACCGGGAAGTCGGACGATGATGCCGGATCGCGCAGGCGGCTGGCCTCGAGCTGTGGCGCCAGGGCGGTGTGGGCATCGGCGGAGCTGAGGCCCAGGGCCACCAGCAGGGCATGAGCGGCCAGGTAATCGACGCCCGAGCGGTACTGGGTCCGCAGCCACACCGCGGCCGTTGCCGAGCTGCTGGTGAAGGCGGTCGACCAGCTCCAGCCGAGGGTCGTTGATGCCTCAGTGCCGCTCGCATCGTCGTCGAACACCAGGCTGGGGGCCTCGTTGACGAATGGGTCCTCAGCGTTGAATGCCTCCGGCATCCCCACGTAGCACTCGGACCACAGCGCAGGGTCAGGGCTTGCGGTCGCGGTCGTCAGATCGCTGGCCGCCGCCCAGTGCTTGTTGGCGTGCTTCACCACCGTGCCCTTGCGGTAGTAGGTGCTGTTGGCGTAGTTCTGGTCGGGGTTGGAGCGCCGCAGGGAGATCAGCGCCGACCGCAGCACCCCGGCGCCCACGGGAGTTGTGGCCGTGGTCGAGGTGACCGCCAGGGTCGTGGCCGCCGGCAGGGCGCCGCTGACGCCGGCACGGGTTGGATCCAGCTGCAGGATCTGGTGCCGCTGCGGGGTCCTGGCGTTGGTGGTGTTTGCGAGCTTGAGCACCAGCCGCCGCTCCTCCTTCGTCCGGTTGTCGGCGATGCGACGGATGTAGACCCGGCGGCCGTTGACGCTTGACCCGCCGGCGGCGCCGTTCTCATCGGCCAGGGCCGCCGCGATGTTGATCATCGTCGGGCTGCCTGCGCTCCATGACGGGTTAGCCAGCTGCGCCCGCCAGTCGGGGCCCTGTGGGTTCTCGACCCAGATGTAGGAGTCGGGCCGCAGGGTGAAGGACTCGAGCACTGCCGGATCCAGCGCGGCCGACAGGGTGATGGCGCCGGAGGTGGCGCTGCTGACGGTGCCGAGGAAGATCCGGCGGATCGCGGGCGTCTTGGCGTCGGGCCGCAGGGGCACGCGAAACGCCGAAAGGGTCCAGCTCTTGTCGATCGGGAACGCCGCCGACCGATACCCCTCAGCCAGGGCGGTGATGCCACCGAAACTGGTGTTGCCGTTGGTCGAATCCAGCTCGCCACCGGTCTGCACCCAGTTGTGGACGCCGGCGCCGATGCTGAACACCGACACCTCCTGGACGAAAGCGCCATTGATGACGCGGATGTGGAACGACCGCCGGCCGGGCTTCATCCGCCGCGAGTCCGGCGATGAGTCGATCAGCGCCTGATAATTCGCGGGTGTCACCCAGCTGCCGCCCGAGTAGATCTGCCAGCAGCTGAGGGTCTTCTGGTTGCCGGTATTCGTGTATTGAGCCGTCACCATGGACCGCAGGCCTGTGACCTTGCTGCCGTCCATCAGGGCCCCGCAAAGGCCCCGGACCGACCTGATGCCGACGTTGAGGATGTAGAACGACGCCGACCCGACGGTGTCCCACGCCTCTGACGGGCTGCCGCTGATCGGGCCGACGATCTGGTGTTCTGACGTCCTGGCGACCAGGAGGGCTGCCGACCCGTTGCCGTTCGGCGCCAGGGCGGTGTTGATCTTGCCGTAGAAGCCTGTGAGCTGCGCCTCGGATGCGAACTCATAGCCCGAGAGCAGATGGTGACTGCTGGTGCTGCCCAGCTTGTCCATCAGGGTGTAGCCGAACGTGTAGCCGGTCCCGGTCGTGCGGAACATGCAGCTGCGGTTCGTGATCGTCGCCACCCCGCTGGACTCGCTGTAGGCCTCGTCAGCGTCGGCAGGGACGTAGTTCGGGCGGATCGTGCATTTCCGATAGTCCGGCGCCCACATGGTGCAGCCACGGGGCAGGATGCAGCCACCTTCATTCGGGTTGAACCCGATCAGTTCAGCGACCGTCGGCACCTTGCCGTCAGCCCAGACGGCAGGCGTGGTGCCGGTGTCGCCGGGGTCGTTGTAGAGGGTGTGGACGCCAGCCGACAGGCGGATGCTGACGCAATCCAGATGGGCGGCCTCCTGGCTGTAGTTGAACCAGCTTTTGCTGGTGATCAGTCCCGCCTCGATCAGTGCGCGGTTGATGGTCTTGAACGGCCGCATCTCGCTGTAGCCGCACGTCAGCCGCTGGTTATCGATCCGGCGGATCTTGGCGTCGATGTTCGCCGTCGTCGGATTGGTACCCGACGGATCCGGGTCGTAGGACGCGAACGATCCAGCGGCGAAGGCGTCCGATCCGATGTAGGGGTTGACGTAGAGCTGGAATGGGGCGTTGAGCGGATCGTTCAGCTCGCCCGATCCCGCGAGGATGTTGGCATTGCCCAGCAGCTGCCGCAGGCCATCCAGCATTGCGGTGAGCTGGGCTTTGACGTCTGCCTGGCTGGCGGCCAAAGGCCAGCTGCCGGCATCGGCCGCCTTCTTGATAATCGTCACCGCTGCGCCGACAGGGTCATGCCCTCAGCGTAGCGAGGCAAGAAAAAAGGCCTGACAGGCCACCACGCCCGTCAGACCTGCCACTTCCCACGCGCAGATCCTAGCCCATCCGCAGCTGTGTTTCACCGAGCACCAGGAACGCCGCGCTGCCGCTGATCAGCTCCCTGGCGCCGGTCTCGACGCCGGTGCGGGCCAGCAGCAGGTCGGCTTCATACCAGAGCGCACCGCCCAGCCGTGGATCGCGGCAGGGGTTGCTGCCGGGCGTCTCCGCCGGCCGTTCGCGGTGCAGGTAGAACCGGGCCCGGCACCGGCAGCCGCGGTCCAGCATCATCACCAGCCGCAGCAGCGCTGTCGAATCCTGGCTGCCGGCCCGGTAGCTGCGCTCGAGATCGAACTGCAGGGTGCCGCTGCCGCGCACCAGGGCCTTCACCGAATCCCCGAACGGTTCCGCCAGCGCCGTGGTGTCGGCCGTCGCGGCCTCCTGGTCCAGCGTCCAGCGGGCCAGCTGGGCCTGCAGCTTCCACCCGATCAGCTCAGTGCCGGCCGCGGCCGAGGGGATGACAGCGACCTGGTCGGCAGGCAGCTCCGGCTCCGCCAGGGGCAGCACCGCAAGCACCGACTGAGCCAGGGTCAGCAGTGCCGCCTGATAGGCCGCCTCAGCGGAGTAGGGAGCCAGCACGAGGGCACCGAACGCCACGCCAGCCAGGGGCAGCCGGCCGGTGGTGCCACCGTTCACGCCGTTGATCTCGGAGTCGTAGAACGCCAGCCGGCCCAGGGTGTCGCGGCCGGCGTAGCAGGTCAGCTGCTGGGTCAGGCCGGTCGTCGCTGGCGCCTCCCAGTAGGCCGCGGCATCACTGGCGGCCCAGTAGGGGCCGGCGTCGCCGGTCCGGTGCGCCGTTGCGGGCCCGGCAATGCCCAGGCCGCCCCAGTGGCGGTGGCCATCGGGACAGTCGGCGTAGCCGTTGAGGTTTGCGTCGATCGGCAACCCGCGAGCGCAGGTGATGATCACCCGATCGCCAGGCCAGAACCCCGGCTGCGCCAGCCAGAGGCGGCCGGCGTCGAAGCGTGCATCGGTGAGCACCGTGAGCGGTGGCCACTCGCGGCTCAGCTCCATCTCCCCGCCGGTGCCCAGCAGGCTCATCAGACCGTCCCGCTGATGGCGTTGAAGACCACGCTGACCTGGCAGCTGACCACGTCGCCGACGCTGGTGGAGATGCCGGTGTTCTGGAACAGGACGGGCCCGCGGATGTTGCGGTCGAGCAGGATCAGCTCCAGGTCGCGGATGGTGTCGTCGGCCGTGATCTGCTGCTGCAGCAGCTGGCTGACGGGGCTGCTGCGGTCATAAAGCAGGGTCATGGACCCGGAGTAGGCCCGCAGTCCGTAGACGTAGCTGCGGGTGGTGTCGCCCAGGGCGGTGTCCTCCGGGGTCTCGGAGGACAGCTGCAGGGAGATGTCGCGGGCCTTGGCGATTGCGATGCCGTCCAGGCGCACCTCGGCGTCGCGTGAGGTTAGGACGGCCATCGGGGCGGCTGGGGGGGGATAGGGTCAGGGTAGCGGGGTGGTCATCACCCCCGAAACCACTGAACCGCACCCCAGATGGGGAACAGCATCGGATTCCATGCCTGACTCGGCTGCTGCATGGTGTTGACCCACCAGAAGCGGCCGATGCAGCCGAAATGGTCGTTGATGTAGAAGGCGGGGGGTTGCATGGGTTTTAATTCCATCGTTTCTCACCTCCAGGGCAAATGTAAAGAGCTGAAGTCATGCTCATAGGGATTAGCGTTTTCCCGGCCGGGACCAATGTTGTGGATCGTCTCGTTTCACCAGTTGGCTTGCAGTGAGTTCGCAGATAAGCATTGCCTGTCTGATGCAGCAGTAGCACTGCAGCCAGGCCAACAGTTGCCCCAACCATCAAAACAACGGCAAAGGTCATTTCCCTATCCATCAGACCCGCTCCTCGAAGCGCATGTGAGCCACTACCTTGTTGATCAGCGCCAGCGGCACCTTCGGTGACCTCGGCACCCAGCGCCTCGAGGCCCAGACCTGCGCGACAGGATCCCACTCGGCGATCTGGTCGAGCAGCGTCCGCGTCCGGCTTTGGCGGTGGAAGCGGACTAGGTTGGGATTGCGGCTGAAGATTGGATCCTGGGTGACCGTCCACCCATCGCCGTGGTAGAGGATGTGCGGGGCCATCACCCCACCCTCCCCCGCCGCCGAACCCACATCACAACCCGCACCGCAACCACCAGCGGCCACAGGGCCCCGGCGAGCAGGGCTGCAAGCCATTCGCCGGGCTCGCGGCATTCATGGGGGCGCACGACGCTCATCGCGGTGAAGACGCCGGCCCAGGCGTAGATCTCAAGCATCGGGGGCCTCGGGTTGGGGGATGGAGGGGAGTTGCTCCCAGGCGCGCATCGGCGCCCGAGCCCACAAAGTGCCGTCGTTGCAGGCGGCGTACATGTTGTCAAAGGCGGCGCACATCGCCGTCACCACGCGGGTCGGGGCCGGCGCAGGCGGCCCTACCTGTCGGGCGGCATAGTCTCGGGCATAGTCAGCACGCTCAGACCACCACGGCTGGCCAGGAGAGACAGCGGAATACTTAGCCCGCTTGCAGCTTTCTTCCGGCGTATCGCCAGGTGTCCAGGAAATTATGACCTCACCGTCATCATCCGCATCTGCCTCAGTTGGCACGCGGTCAGTGATCCATTCGCTCATGTTCGCTGGGAAGCTCAACACCCAGACCCTACCCTCACCCCAGCCTTCGCCTGTAAGCCCTGTGCCAGATCGGTGACCGTCACACCGCCACGGCTCGCAGCTCCACCGTGATGTTCACCCGCCCGATCAGCTCCCGCGGTTCGGACTTCTGTGGCGGCTGGTCGGGGATGAACCGCCACTGCAGCCCCGGCAGCTCCGGGGCGACGCCGGGCGCCCAGATCTCGGCCGGCAGCAGCAGCTCATCCATTCCGCTGCCGCTGGCCAGCCATGCCGCTTCAATCGCCACCCAGTCGGCCACCGGCCTGGCGTCGAACCGCAGGGCCAGCGTGGCATCGACCGCCAGGCTGCCGCGGCGGCGCCGAAACGTCAGGCCCGATTCGCTGCGGGTCTCGCTCACCGGCACCGACGGCGGGGTGAACTGCCGGTCCGCCGGACGGATCGCAGGGAATGCCACGCTCATGAGATCACCACCTGCTGCAGGTCCGACTTGCCCAGTCTGGTCACCCGATACGACCCGCTGGCGGTGCCGGACAGGCCGAGCAGGGTGCCCCCAGGCTCTGCTGCCACCGTGAACTCATCGGTCGTCAGGCCGCCACTGCGCACCCAGTAGGTGGTCTGCTGCAGCAGCCCCGTCGGCAGGTCGCCACTCGTCGCCGTGAACGTCACCTGGTCGCCGGCGGCGAACCCATGGGCCGTCGCGGTCGCGGTGTCGGTGCTCAGGTTGAACGTCACCGCCTTGTCGACGATCCGATCGGTCGCCACATAGCTCGTCACCCGGCACGCCAGCTGGTAGGTGCCGGCGCCGGTGAACACCGCCGTCGCGCTCGCCTCATTCGTGGAACTCCAGTCCACCGCGCCACCCGCCGGGATCACTGGTGCCGTCCAGCTGTAGACCGGATCGGTCGCCGTGCCGCTGATCCCAGCGGTTGACGTGATCGTTGCCGGGCTGGTGCCGGTCGTGCTGCCAGTGATCGTCACGGTCCCGATCGTCGTGCTGGTCGGCGCAGCCACCGCCAGGATCAGATGCGTGTCGGTGATCGTCACAGCACCCCGCGTCACGGCGCAGCTGGCGGTCTTGCTGCCGCTGCTGCTGGCGGTGATCGTCGTCGATGCTGCCGTCGGCGTCCCGAACGTCAGGCCGGCGCCGGTCCAGCTGTAGGTGAACCCCGTCCCAGTCCCGCTCACCACCGCCGCATAGCTGCCGGCCACGCCGACGGTCAGGGTTGAGGGCCCGGTGATCGTCACGCCGGTGAAGCTCGCGGTGATCGTGCCCGGTGCGTCGGTGCTGCCGATCGCGCCTTCAATGACCCAGTTCTGGGCCACGTCGAACCCCTCGGAGATCAGCGACAGGCCATCCTCATCGGTCGGCCAGTGCAGGGCCGTCACCGCGATGTTGCCGGCGTCGTTGAACGCCATCGACTGGACCTTGTAGCTCATCTCTGTCGCGTTGCGCTCCGCCAGACAGAACACCGCCTGGCCCTGGTCCACAGCGCGACCGTTAAGGATGACCAGCCCCACCTCCTGGGTCTGGCTGCTGCCGTCCCACAGGAGGGCGTCGTAGGTGCCGTCGGCAATCGGTTCGCTGGTGACGATCGTGCCGTCCGCCAGGATGGCGCCGTTGCGGGCGGTCTCGTAGGCGACGGTCTCCATCGCCAGGCGGCAGCAGCGGCCCGGGCTCAGGGTCGCTTGCTGCGGGATCGTCTCGAACGTGACCTGGTGGGTCACCAGCCGCTTCATGCGGCACTTCAGCTTCGCCACGTCGATCGCGTGCCGCTCACTGGTGCAGAAGTCGCTCATGTCGATCACCTCGAGCGGTGCCGCCTCGCTTACCCCGATCTCGCGGACCGTCACCTCCCGGGTCACGGGGAACAGGCCCCGGTTGCTGCCGTCGCCCTCGGCCCGGCGTTCCTCCCGCCACTTCACCGACACCCGCACCGGCTGGCGTTCGGTCTGGTCCAGGTAGCTCAGCTTGAAGCTGCCCTCGATGATGTTGCCGGCGTTGAACAGGCCCGTGATCTGCTCCGGTGCGCCGAACAGCACCGCCGGCTGCAGATAGCTCACGCCGTTGCGGGTGATCAGGTCCAGCAGGAACAGGGCCGCTGTGTCGTTGCCCCATGTGCGGATGTTGACCGGCTTCGGCAGTGCCCCATCCCAGAAGTAGCCGCGGGTCCGGGTCCAGTCCGTTGCGCTGGCGAAGCTCGCCTCGTCGACCTGCAGCGGGCTCAGGATCGATCCCACCCCATAGCGCTGGTTCAGCAGCCCAGCGGCCAGGAGGGCCGGGAATGAATGGCTGGCGTCGGGCCCGTCGTTCACGTAGACGCTGAGCTGCCCCAGCTGCTGCGCCTCGGTGCCGCTGCGGATGTTGACGCCCACCAGAGTCATGTCCGGATAGGTCGGCGTCGTCGGCGCCGTGTCAATCACGTTGACGTAGGTGATCTCGTGCTCGGGGCTGCTGGTGCTGGTCGTGATCTCGTCGTAGACGAACTGCTCCGCCAGGCGGGCCCATTCGTCCACGTAGTTGCCGCCGTCGACGTTCGGCATCCCGATCCCGCCGCGGGTGTTGATGGTGCAGGGCATCTGGAACGTGGCCGCCTGGCGCTGCACATACTCCCCGGCGACGCGCGCCACCACCGACCCATCGCCGACGGTCTGCAGCGACGACAGCCGCGCATCAATCACGATCAGGTCGCCGCTGGCGGTGCCGCTGCGCACCTCCCAGCCGCTCACCGGGTCCAGGCGCACCTCCCATCGCTGGCGGGTTGGGAACTCGATCCGCAGGAAGTTGAACTGCGCCTGCTGCGTGCTGCCGCTGACGCCGAACAGCTGTGGCAGGCTGGACCAGCCGCTGGTGCTGCCGGCGATTCGGTAGCGCAGCCTCCAGAACGCGTAGCGGGTCTCGATCTGGGTGATCGTGCCCGACTGATACTGCGTCACCCGCAGGATCTGCTGGGCTGGTAGCTGCGACAGGTTGTAGTAATCGCAGGCCCGACCGTCCACCTCCCCATAGGGCATGGCGTCGCGGAAGTTCATCAGGCCCGCCACCCGGATCCCGACGGTGGAGCGGATGCCCAGCTCGATCACCTGCGCCGGCTGCGGGATCGCAACGGTTGCCCGGGCCATCCGCAGCACATGCGGCGCCGCGGTGCCAGATCTGGTGCCGCCGGTGCCGGGGAAGTCCGCCGCGCCGGCCTCCACCACCCGGAACGTCGCGGTCACGCTGATCCCGCCGCCGATCGGCTGCTGGTCCACGTCCGAGCGGAACACGTCATCAGACGGGCTGCGTCCTGAGCAGACGCACACCGCCGAACCGATCCGGTACAGCTCCCCCACGACGATCGCGTCATCCCATGCCCGCTGGCGGCCGGCGACGGCTGAGCCGATGTCGCCCTTGCCCTCGGAGTAGTCGCCACTGGTGAAGAATCCTCCGGCGTCGGTGCCGGCGTCGATCTGCAGGTCGACCTCGTCGTCAGCCAGCAGGCTGTTGTCGGTCACGCTGCTGCCGCCCCGCCGGTGGGCCGTCAGGCCGCAGCGGCTCGAGCTGATCGCGTCGGACTTCTCACGTTGCGCCGTCGCGGCGTTGTCGCGGCTGCAGACGATGATGCTGATCCCCTGCTTGACCAGGTTCTCATCCTTCGGCGTCTTGAGGTTCGCCTGCGTGATCGGGCGGATCTGCGGGTTTACCCGGTACGCCAGGCCGTTGCCGATCGGGGCGTAGACGCCGAAGGCCGTCTGGCTGCTGGGCTGGTAGCTGTAGCACGTCGCCGGCACGTATTGGTTGTTCAGCCCCCGCACCTGGAACACGTCGCCAGCACCAGCGGCCTCGGCATTGCCCGGGTCGTTCGCGGCCAGCCGGCCCGCGATGCGATCGGTCGCGCGGATCCGGCCGCCGCCGGGGCGGTGATAGAGCGTCACCCTTGCGCTGCTCTCGCCTGCGGCGCCCAGGTCGTAGGCGGACAGTAGGTTCTCACCGAACGCGAACTGCTGGGG